TGCAATTTCAGAAAGGTTTTGAGCTCCTGCCAAAGTTTCAATAGGAGAAGCTTGAGCTGGGTCACGAACAGGGACAAAGTAATCTTGGTCAACCGCCATTTGATTAAAACGTAAATCGACATTACCTGTTTTTGAATCAACTACTTGGTCTCTTTTAAATTTATTTGCAAACCTTTGGATATATGGTTCGACATCAGCGTCATCCATGTTACCAACAAATACTTTAAATATTCTTCTTTCAGGCGCTCTCGATACTCGATAAATTAACATCGCATCCTCAGATAAAAGAAGTTGTTTCCAAATACGTCTAGCCTTTTCAAGCATCGATGTTCCATATGGTAATCTTCTATCATCACCTAATAATCTAAAGTGAGCAATTTCCCAAGTATTAAATTCAAGGTCTTTTTGTTTCCACTTGAATCTTGTGTGTTTTTTTGTTGGATTAACCTCAGGGTCAGCTGACTTACCTCCCATTCCAGCTTCTAATCTTTCAATTTCAATAATTGGGAGTTGCATACAACCTAAAATTCCTTTTTCAGGGTCCATTTTTAAGTAAACAAAATTATCACCATATTTACAGGTGTTTCTTGTCCACATTGGTAGATTTGTGTTAATGTCAAGGTTATTATTAAAAAGGTCAGTAAGTATTGATTTTATTCTTCTAGATTCTGAATATATTTGAAGCATAAAACCATTTTGGTCTATTGTTGTCGATTCTTCTGCGTAGATGTCTAATGCCGCTGAAATTTCAGGAGTAAACTCCATTGATTCGTAATCGTAAAAGGAAGATAATCTTGTTGGTTCATAGTAAACAGCTTGGGTGTAAAGATTGTGCTCGATTTTACCCCATTGATTTGCTAAATAATAATTTTGTTGAGCTTGTAGTTTTTCTCTATCGTACTCATGTTTAGATGTGGTCCTTAAAAGTTCCTTTTTATCATATTTGTAAGTTGGGTAGTCTTGCCCAAGTAAGGAATTAGGTCCAAAAGCTTGGGATAATCTTTGCCAAACCGTCAGTTTGTTATTTTCCATTTTATAATTTTAAATTCATTTGATTACAATATAAATAGTTATAACTTTTATATTATGAAAGTACTACTTGTTGTTACTACCCCGTTTAGTCTTTGGTAAGCAAATTGATATGGACCTAAGACTCCATTTGTTGGTACTCTTCCTTCAATTAAAAAATCACCAGGATACGTTGGATTATATGGAGTTCTAGGTGTAAATTTATAATCGTATAATTGCCTATTATGATTTGACAAATTTGCGGATGTAATATATAATGGACTTAGAGATAAGGGCCATCCCCCAATAGACTCAAAATTACAAGCTTTAATAGGAGTTGTGTTAATTAATGTTAGAGGGTCACCTGAAAACATGTATGTACAATTTTTATATGCGTGAATATATAGGTTATTAGATGAAATAGTTTCAGCGTTAACATCTGGTCCGGTTATTGCCAATCCTCCATATTGTGAAAAAGGTGTGGTATAATAACCCCCTGAATTATTATTATAATTTAAAGGGGTTGCGTTAAAATTATTTATTTGATTATTAAAAGTACCGGCAATACTGTCTAATATAGGAATACAACCTGAATCACAACTAGTTAAACTGTTAATATCTTTAAAGTTTTGTAAACTGGCACTTGATATTTGACTATATGATATAGTTAAAGAATTAGATGTTGATGAGGTTGTCGCCCACAAAGGTATGTTTATTGCCGCAGGTGAAACAGAGTCTCCACATCCTTGTCCATTTGGATATTGGAATGTTACATATTGATAATAATCGGCATCAAGAGGGTTTAAATAATTTGGGTTGGCGTTTCTTCTATTTGTTAACGATGTTGTTAAATTATTTAAAAAATTAGTAAAATTTGCAGTATCTGAGAATGTTATTGTTAAAGTTAAAGTCCCTGAATTGACAGAAGAAGCAATTTGAACATTCCCATTTGGGTTTGGTCCGCAAATTCTATTAATCCCGACCCCTGGTTGTGTACATGTTCTAATATTAGCATTTAATCCAGTTGCTGCAATACTTCTCAATACGGGGGGAACACATGAAGTACAACCAACGGACATATTAGTCCAATTTGACGTAGATTCACTCAAATATTTATATATATCAGTGTTATATAATGAGTCCTGAGTACAAGCTTGAATTTGAGTATTTACGTTTAAACTATTACAAGTTGTTACAGTTGAATAGGTGTCAGCGGGAGTTCCATTAAGTTTATAAGGTTGATTTATGAATTGGTCTGTACAATGGGTACAATTAATACTTGTTAAACATTTTAAATATAATGACCAAATAGTTTGATAGTTTATTTGATTTGGAACGATTTCAATTATCAAATAGTCTTCAATAGTTCTATCTAATGAAGTTAACGTTAAAATTTTTTTGAAACCTAAAGTTGAGTTAAATTTTTTGGGTACTACGTTTGGAGCACTTACAAGTGTGGTCACATCACCTCCTAATTCTAAATACTCTAAAACTATAGGGTCAGAATATGCTCCTCCAATAAATGTTATTTTTAAAGTATCGGATACATTCTGAGCTACTAACATAAATGCAAAATAGTTTGTTGTAATATCTAAATCAAAAGTTGTAGATAATGATTGTGGGGTAGCCCCAACTGCAGCATTATTAAATTCAAATTTATGACTATACCCTGAATAAAAATAATCTGTCGATGTGAAATTTCCATTAGAACAATTAATAGAACTTACTGTTACTAAAACTTTAGGAATACATGATGTTATCACCTTTACAAAACCAGGTTCAGGAGTATCTAATGTTGAGAAGTCAACTCCGTTTATGTTCATTTTTGCAATCTTTATCGAGTATTGTCCTGATTGCGCAAGTAAAGCCGCGCTACCCGTCAAGGGATGACTTGCAATGTATCCTGAATATAAAGTACCCTTTCCAGTAATGTACTGTGGTTCCGTATCATCATTTCTATACCAATAAATTAAATAATCGGTCACAGGACCAAATGAAGTTGTAAAATCTCCAATTATAATTTGGCTAATTGTTGTAGTTTGTAAATCTGTAATTGATAAATTAAATAATGTACATAAATCATTACCTTGTAAATTAACGGTTGCACAGGAGTTTGTTTCTTGGTCAAAAACTCTAATTTGAGTTGCGGTATCAGGAACAGTTAATGTTGCCGGACAGTTTGGTGGTTGTAATGAACTTAAAGAAACTCCTGTTTGGAAAGGAGTTGTAAAATTGTTATTGTCAGATAATAATGAAACAGTTGGACCAACTAAGTTAGTTCCGGGGTCAGTTAAACAAAATTGTGTTGTTGCCATATTATATTACAAAAGTATTATTAACAGTTATTACACCGTTTAATTTTTGGTATGCTATAACACTTGTATTTGATATTACCCCGTTAGTAACAGTTCTTCCGTATATTGTAAAATCATCAGGATAAGTTGAGTTGTATGGGGTTCTTGGAGTAAACAAATAATTATAAAAATCTCGAGTGTAATTACCAAGAACATTATTTACTTGATATGTTGGGTTAGATGAAATACCCCAGCCTAACTGCTCAAAATCACATACTTTATATGGTGTATTATCTATTAATTGACCAGATTCATTCATTAAAAAAGTAGTATTTGAATAAACATTAACTTGAGTATTAGTTGATGTTTGCGAAACTTCAAAAATTGAGGGTCCTGTAAGTGTTGCACTTCCGTTTTGAGAAAACGCATTACTCGAATAGGACCCTGTTGTATTTGTGAGGTTAACTGGACTATTAGTTAAATTAGTTATTTGGCTATTTATGTTAGTAATATAAGAATTAATTGAACCTTCACAATTTGTATCACAATTTGTTATATTATTTGCATTAATGAAATTTTGAGCCGTATTGGAAGGCATTTGACAATAATTTATCGTCAACACATTAGAATCTGATGTGTAAGTTGTCCAAATTGGTATTCTAATACTTCCAAACTGAGTCCCGTCACCACACCCTGATGCCTGATTAGGATATTTAAATAGAAAAAGTCTATAATGGTCAATATGTAATGGATTATTATAATTAGGATATGAGCTTCTTAAACTATTTATTCTTGTTAAGAATACATTATAAAATGAATCATAAGTTGCCGAATTTGTAAAAGTTACAGTTATGGTTAAACAACCGTTACTAACAGAAGTTGTTACATTGCTTGTTCCTTGTGTATTTTGAGCACATTGCGGTGATGCTCCTGAACCACTAGATGATGAGCATGTCCTTATATTAGAATTTAATCCATTTGAAGTTAATGTCCTTAATCCGGAATCGACAGTAGTTTCTATGAGTCCATCATAATAAGAGTAATTTATATATTTACTTATATCACTATTGTTAATTGAGGCAGCACTACACGCCTGTATTTTAGTAGTAACGCTAAAACTGTTACAAGTACCTATAGTAGTTGTTGTTTCTGATTGTATTATTTTAGGATTTTGGTTAATAAATTGGTCCCCACAAATAGCACAATTAAATGAAGTAAGACACTTCAAATATAAACTCCAAATTGTTTGGTTAAATGTTTGATTTGGGGTTACTGTTATTGTTAGGTAGTCACTACTACTTCTATTTAGCATGTTTAACCTTATTACTTTTTTAAATACACTTGTTGCTATATTTTTTGTAACTGATTGGGGGATAGTTCCTCCCCCAACACTCGAAGAATCAAATCCAATAGAAATATTTTCAAGAACAATAGGATTAGGGTAATTGGCACCATAAAAAACTATTTTTAATGTATCATATACTGAATTGCCAAGAAAATAATATGCTAAATAGTTAGTGTTTGTCGATAAATCAAAAGTAGTGGATAATGCTTGGGGTGGGGTCCCAACAGAGGCATTATTAAATTCAAATTTATGAGTATAATCTAAAGCTAAACTTGTAGGAGTAAAATTACCATTACCGCAATTAAGTGCGGTTACCGTAACAAGTGTTGTTGGGATGCAGGATGTAGTCGCTTTAATAAATCCGGATGGTGGTGTATCTAAGGTGGAAAAATTTAGTCCGTTAATTTGAATTTTAGCTATTTCTATTGAATAGGTTCCTGATGGGGCAAGTAATGCCGCGGAACCTGTAAGTGGATGAGTATTACCATAAGGTGTAAATAAAGTACCTTTACCTGTGATGAATTGGGGTGTGGTGGAACCATTTCTATACCAATAAATTAAATAATCGGTAACTGGTCCAAATGAAGTTGTAAAATCTCCAAATATGATTTGACCGGTACTTTGGGATTGGTATGTATCTATTTGTAAATTAAATAACGTACATAAATCATTCCCTAACAAATTTACAGCAGCACATTGATTTGTATTAGGGTCAAGAACTTTGATTTGAGTTGCGGTATCAGGAACAGTTAAAGTTGCAGGACAATTTGGTGGTTGTAATGAACTTAAGGATATTCCTGTTTGGAAAGGAGTTGTAAAATTATCTAAATTAGACAACAATGAAACTGTTGGCCCAATTAGATTAGCTCCAGCATTTGTTAAACAAAATTGTGTTGTTGCCATATATTACATAAATACGCAAAACAAAGTTTATAAAGAATAGGACCAACCCGAACCTCCACTGTCAGTACATTCAATTATTACTGGAGGACATTCGGCACAACTTGCAACTGGCCCTAAATTTTCTATTGTTGTTGACGCATTAAAAATTATTGGATTTCTTGCAGAACAAGCGTAACCAATTGAATTCGCATCAACCGAGCCAACTAACTGTGTTTGGCTTGAATTTGGTCCACATCCATAATATCTGTAAGTTACATTACTTCTAATGCCTATATTATTTAACTCAAAACAGAAACACGGTAGAACTATTGGGTCGGGACTTCTTGTAATACTTGGGGTTGGACTTTGAGTTTGGGTTTGTGTAACTGTTTGGGTTGGACTTAATGTAGGTGGTGGAGTCGCAGTGTTAGAATTTGTAGGTCTTGGGGTTCTTGGTGGTGTTGAAGTTCTTGTTGGACTTGGGGTTGGTTTTGGTGTTTCAGGAGCAGTACCCGTAACTGAAGGTGTTGGGGTCTGCGATTGAGTTTGTGAAGGAGTTTGAGTTTGTGTTTCAGTTTGTGAAGGCGTAACGCTTTGTGTTGGGTCTGGTGTTGGAGTTTGAGTGTTAGTTCTTGTAATCGTTGGTGTTGGTGTGTTAGTTCTTGTTACTGATGGTGTTGGTGTGTTTGTTGGTGTGTTTGAAGGAGTTATCGATGCAGATGGAGTAATCGATGGTGTCGGTGAGTTTGAAGGTGTTTGAGTTCTTGTTACTGATTGTGTAGGTTTAGGTGTTTGAGTTGGTGTTCCTGTTCCTCTTGGGGTTCTTGTAGGTGTTGGAGTTCTAGTTGTGGTTCTTGTAGGTGTTTGTGAAGCAGTAATTGATGGGGTTGGAGTTTGACTTTTAGTAATTGATGGGGTTGGGGTATTAGTTGGAGTTTGACTGTTTGTAATACTTGGAGTTGGTGTATTTGATGCGGTAATACTAGGTGTTGGAGGTATCGTTGGTGTAGGAGTCTGACTTAATGCCGCTCCAATAGGGTTAACAATTGTTCCGTTTTCGTCATAAATCGGTGGAACTGGTTCTTTTTGATTTACAATAAATGTTTTAACACCATTGTTATCTACAATGATTTTTGACCCGTCAAATTTTCTGCCTGATTTAGGCCTCCTCTCTAAACCCATTATTTAATTCCTCCGAATAACCAATTATAATTCATATAATCATTTTTTGTAGGCTGATTATTTTGTTTATTATCTGTAATGATTGGATTAAAATAATCCGAATGTTTTTTTGTATTTGTTGAGACTTGCCATGACTCTAGCATTGCCTTTGTATGTTGGGTAACTTTTGATATTGATGTAAATGAAGATTCTGACACATAAGTACACATCGATACTGACATAATTAAGTCATCATGATGTCCTTTTTGGTGGTCAGGCCTTCCATTAATATATATAAAGGTCCCCATTTCATTTAATAATCTTGAAGAATAAATTTTAAATCCATGTCTTAGATGTTCCTCAAAAGATGCAATGATTTGTACTCTTTTGTTATTGAAATTAATTCCAGGTATCTTGTCTGTTGTTTTTGGGTCATATTTCCATTTATTAAAATGGTCAACTCCCTCAACATATAAATCTTTATACCCAAGTTCTTGCAGTTTCCTTGCGGTTGTAACACCCATTCCACCTGTTATATCAATAACAATAAATGCCGAATACATATTTGCCCATTTATAGCACACTTCAGCAAGTGTATCAGGAGGAAGTTTCCCAACGTATTCAAAAACTTGTTCTCTTTCATTAAAATCAATAATTTGAATTGAAGAAAAATCTTCAGAGTCCCCTCTACTAACATCAACACCCATAATATATTTGTGACCTATAACAGGTTCTTTCCATATCCATATTGACCCACCCATCATTTTATTGGTGGGTTCTTTCATCATATTTTCTCTGTAATTCTGAAGCATTTCTGCATCGAATACGTTATCACCCGAGCCAAGGAATTTACATTCCAATTCTTGGTTAACTTTCCTTCTGTCATACTTTAGTTTTTTAACCATTGACTCATACCAAGAAGAAGTAGGTTTATATCCTTGATTGATGAGCGATTTTACATCTTCAAAATTTCTTTCTTTAAATGGTATTGTAGAATAATCAATTGTTTCTACCTCAGGATATTCATCTCTATTTAAATAAAAGTGAATAACATCATTAACTTTTATAAGAGATAAATCTTTAGCATATCTTGGGTCTTTAAACCAAACCATCTCTGATACTTTAAACTCATTCATATTACGAAGAGCTTGGTCGTAGATTTCATAATAGATTGGGTCAAATCCATTTGGTGTTGATATAACTATTACTTTACCACCAGTTGATAGAGAGGCCATACAAGCTGCCCAAAAATCGCCATCAGCTTCAATATATGCCGCTTCGTCAAATATCAGTATTGTTGGGGTATATCCTCTCAACGCATCCTTTGATGTTGCAACTGCTTTAACTTCACATCCGTTATTTAATTTAAAGTGTCTTTGTGAATTTTTCTCAGCAGAAAATCCTATACCTGTCCACGATGGCCACTGTTCTGTGAAACCTCTAACTTTATTTGCCATTTCAACAGCAGTATCAAGTTTGTTTGCAATAATCAAAATTTTTTCAGGTTTTGTTTTTTTTGCAAACGCAAGTCTTTTTGATGCCCAAGCGGCGGTGACGGTTGACACACCAGCTTGACGGTATTTTAATGCGATATTTTCATTAAAGTTTTCATAATCTTCAATCAAAGATTGTTGGTCAGGAAATAGCTCCAAAGGAACATATTTTGACACGGTATTATCGTAAGTTTGTAGGTAAGTTTTTAAGGCGTAGGGTGTACTCTTCATACACTTTCCATATTCCAATAAAACTTGTTCTCTTGTTAAAGACATTTGACTTTTTTCTATAAATACAAAAAAACCCCCTTTTATTAAGGGGGTTTAAATTTTAATCTATTTACATTATAAACTTGCTAGAAAATCATCCATATCTTCTTGGTCTTTTCCAGTATTATAATCATCATATTCTTTCTTAGCCGTTTGGGCCGCTTTCATAACTTCAGTGAATTTTTTTCTTGCTTTATCTTTTTCTGTTTTATTTTCAGAAATTGCGTCACCTATTAAATCCAAAAATTCTTTTGCTGGAATTTTATAAAGTTCTCTCTTAAACCAAGGATTTAAACCAGCATTTTCAGGTTCAAACATTTCATCGGGTAAAGAGTATTTAATTAATTCAACTACTGCCGGACCAAGTCTTAATTGCATTGGTTCATTTGAAAGTACATCAGTTTGTCCCATTACGTCAGCGGCTCTTCCTGGGTCCATATCGGCAAATTGTTCTCTTGCCGGAGCTTCTTCTAAACCTTTAATAATTTCGTGAAGAAGAATCGGGAAAATAAGACCACTTGCAACAATTTTTGTATCAGGACCTTCATCACCACCATCTTCATCTTCATCGGCATCTTGAATATCTACTTTACCAGCAATACCTGAACCAGTTTGACTCATCATCTCAATCATTTGTTCCATTGTAAAATAAACTAAGTCAGCTGCCGCCATAATTTGTCTATACAAAGTAGCAAGTTGTGGGTCAATCTCAGAAATTCTATCAAGATATGATGGTTTCATAAATGAATAGTGACCTTTCTTAGCCTCTCCTTGAATGATTAAGTTAATAATATTTCTTTTATCAACTTCAGATTGGAATTGTTCCTCATCTGTTTCAGTATCAATATCAAAATTTTTAGGTAATTCAAATTTTGGTTTCTCTTTTTGTTTCATTTGAAACTCACCTCCGCTTTGAGGTCTTCCTCCTAAAGTAAGTTCGTACTGATACCAGTCTCTTTCGGTCCCTGTTTCTTCTAAAGCCAAATCAAGTGCCAAGTCAACAAGTTCTTGATTATGTCTGCTCTCAATAGACATTACTCTTTGAGTAAGTGACATAACTTGAGACATAATTTGTTGTTTAACCTGATTTGAACTTAAATCAGGTTGGTCAAATGCATCTCTAACTCTGTCAACAACTTCTTTAAATCTTTTACCCGCTAATCTCTCAACGTCGCCAGCACCTTTTCTAAATGCTGGATTTTTAGCGTATAAACTTTCAGGACTACCAAGTTTTCTTTCCAGATTTGGGTCCATTCTTTCGGGATAATCCCCATAATCAACAGGGGCTTCGTGTATTCTATATTTTTTCATCAGTTTACTTTGTCTATTAAATTGAAAATTGCTGTAATTATTTCATTTTTCTTTGACTCCATTTCAGAATCAGAAGCCTGTTTTTTAGCCTTTGGTTTAGGGTTTGGTTGTTCCTTGCTTTTTCTACCAGGGTGTGAAGGTCTTGTTCCAGGTTCTGTTTTTGGAGTTGTTCTTGTTGGGGCTGGAGCAGTTTTAGTATCTCCTTCCATAGTTTCGCCTTTCATTGACATCATTTTACCAATAGGTTTTTTCATCGTCATTTTCTTTTCAGCAATAATACGAAGTAATTCCCCTTTGGTCATTTTTGGAGACAAATTGTTTTCAACAATCTCTTCCATTTTAGATTCAACAAGGTATTCGTAAGGATTTTTACCTTCCTTAAGTTTTTTCTTAACTCCCATCACACAATCTTCATATTTCTTTTTGTTTTTTCTGCCGACTGATGCCGTACAAACAGCCCAAGGATTGTATTTCTTTTTTTTCTTTTTACCTTCAGTAAATTCAGCAGAACCATCTGGATTAATTTTAACTTTAGTAGTTCCTGCTGGAATTTCAACTCCTGAGTTTACTTCGTTTTTATTGGCAATAAAAGATGTTGTCGTCTTTTGTTCAATTTCTTTGGTTTCCTTCTTTTTAATCTTTTCCAAAATCATTTCGATTTGAGATTCGTTAAGCAAAGATAAGGTTTTATTAGTAAAACCAAGCTTATACATTTCTTGCAGATTTTTTTTCTTTTTGTCCATTTTCAAATTCTTTATAAAATTCTAAAATTATGTCTTTCTCGTACAATTTGTTTTTAACAACTTCTTCAGTATCTCCAAAGTGAAAAACAAGTCTATTATCTATATCTTTATCTCTTTCCCATCCAAGAGCAACAACTTTGTCAACTCCGTCCTTCATTGAAAAAAAATCGGAGTTTTGGATAAGTTCGAGGTCTATCCCCTCCCTGTTCAAAACTCCGACTTTCTTTATATATTCTGCT